TCACCGTAGAGGCGCTCAGATGGGTGTCCTGCGCATCGATCATCCCGACATCGAAGAGTTCATCAGGGCGAAGCACAACAGTGACAAACTGACAGGCTTCAACATCTCTGTCGGTGTGACTGACGAGTTCATGTATGCTCTACAAGATGGCGAACTGTTTGACCTCAAGTTCGAGGGTCGTGTCTACAAGAGCATAGATCCACAGGCACTCTGGGATGAGATCATGCGCAGTACTTGGGATTGGGCTGAACCCGGCGTCCTGTTCATCGACCAGATTAACCGTAAAAACAATCTGTGGTATTGCGAGGATATCGCCGCGACGAACCCGTGCGGTGAACAACCACTGCCACCCTTCGGTGCGTGTCTGTTGGGGTCTTTCAATCTCACTAAGTACCTAACGCATACTTATGATGCTTTTGAAGAGACCGGAACTAACAGCTTCAACTGGGGCCTCTTCAAAGACGACATCTACAATGTGGTCGCCATGATGGACAACGTGATTGATCGCACGATCTACCCGCTGCCAGAGCAAGAGATCGAAGCCAAAGACAAGCGCAGGATGGGCTTAGGCATCACCGGCTTGGCTAACGCTGCAGAGATGCTTGGGTATCCCTACGCCAGCGAGTCCTTCATGTACTTCACAGCGGACCTGATGCAGGCCTTCAGAGACACTGCGTATTGTGCCTCGGCAGATCTGGCGAGTGCTAAAGGTCCCTTCCCATTGTACGACGAGAAGCTGTACCTCGATGGTGCCGGAAGCTTCGCCTTTAATCTGCCGGTGGATGTCAAGGATCGCATCAGAGAGTGCGGTGGTATCCGCAACAGTCACCTGATTTCTGTCGCTCCGACAGGCACCATTAGCCTCATGGCAGACAACATCAGCAGCGGCATCGAGCCACCCTTCAGTCTCTTCTATGATCGCACGATGCATCTAGAAGAAGGACAAGTGACAGAACGTGTCGAGGACTATGCTTACGCCAGAGGCATGGCTGGGAGAACTGCCAACAGCATCACTGCAGAGCAACACAGGAAGGTCCTAGCGCTGGTCCAGAAGTATGTCGACAGTGCAGTCAGCAAGACCTGCAACGTAGGCTCTGACGTGTCTTACGATGACTTCAAGAGACTATACTATGATGCTTGGGTCGACGGCTGCAAAGGCATCACGACCTTCAGAGCAGCAGGGAAACGCTACGGTGTTCTCAATGAGGTTACCCAAGACGCAGCACCAGCAGCAGAACTTGAGGAAACATCAGATGATTCTGAAGGTGCAGAGGCTTGCTACTTCGATCCTACGACAGGCCAACGTAGCTGCGAGTAGGAAGCGAGAGACAACCAACCGTCGACCTTATATAACACGCGGTGACTGCACTGGTTGTCTCTCTGACCTCTTAAGCGGTGTCGCACAGAGGCTTCCACAGTATCTAAAGCTTTTCTTAGGGTCTTTAAAGGTCAACGGATATACTGATACTTTAGAGTAGCAATAGTATAACTTTAGCATAGTAAAGAGGACCTTGGAAGACTCTATAGAAAACCTAATGAAATCAATAGGTTGAGCATTTGTCCACCTTTATAGAGAGTATCACTCACGAATCGAAAAGACAGCGGTGCTCTTAAGTATATCTCCGGATTGCCGACAGTCATAACACACTTGGTCCATTGATCAGGCTGCTGAGTGACTGTCGGTCGTCTGTGGTGATCTGTGGTCTGTCTGCTGTTTTCATTGGTTTAGTACAACTACCATGATGATGGTAGGATAAAGACAATAGACAGAGGCTGCAGATCTGTGGTCTGTCTGCTGTTTGCATTGGTTTAATACAATAAGATTATGCTAATCGTGTCGTTCAATAGACAGAGGCTGATGAGGTCTTTAGTTACTTGAGATTAGGTTGGCTTTGGTTGACTATAGATAACTAGTAAAGTGTTTTAATCTAAATTGTTGTTGTCGTTCACACATTAGGGTGACCGAGGTCTACTGGAAGGCGTAAGAGGTTTGTCGGTTTGGCGGTTGTGTTTCTTAGGTTTTTCCTAACAATACCCTATTCATTCTTAAGAAAAAGCTAATGACACCTATAAAAATCACACAATGAAATCTAATGTCTTCGAGTGACGCCACAGATACCCGGTGGGGGTCAACGGATATCACATCCGTTGCCTACGATATCCAATGAAATCAATGGGTTATAACCAATGATTCCTTTTTCGGGTCCCATATCGTCACTTTTGACCCCCAGATACCCAAATCAATCAATCGATTTCAAAAGTCCGACTAAACCCAGCCGTTGTTGTTGTTGTAGTCCGGCCTTTGAAAGCAGAGAGCCGCCCTAAGAAAACACTCAGGAAACCCCCAAGATGGCCCTAGAAACCGGAACGTACATCAATAGTCTGAACGCAAGTAACCCTGTGTCGACTGATGGTCTCTCTCAGGCCGACGACCACCTTCGCCTCATCAAAAGCACCATCAAGAGCACCTTCGCCAACATCGACGGTGCCGTCACGTCCACCGAGGACGACCTAAACATCGTCTCTGGTGCCTCAGCAGCCGGTGTAACTGCAGCCGAGTTCCAGTACCTCAACGGTGTCACCTCAGCCATCCAGACACAGTTTGACAACTTGACGAGCGCCAAGGCCAATCTCAGCGGCGCAAGTTTTACTGGAGCGGTTGATGTGGACAACACGCTGACCGCCAACAAGCTCGCGTTGGACAACGGTTCCTCTGATTGGACCTTCGAGGTTTCAGGTAACAACCTTCTGATTAAATACGCAGGTACAACCAAGCTTCGCCTGCAAACTAATGGAGATTTAGAGGTCACTGGTAACGTCACTGCGTATGACACCGGTATATAGGTGATACACGATGACAACCCCCACAGGTCAGATCTCCCTGTCAGACATACAGAATGAGTTTGGTGGCTCAGGCCAAATATCTTTGTCGGAATACTACAGGGGTGGATCTAATGTCCCCGGCGTAGGCGCAGGGACCTCTGGCATACCTACCAGTAGCACCATCAGCTTCAGTCAACTTCGCGGTAAATCTAAGACCGTTTCAGTCACATATGACGTCCTAGGCGGGGGCGGTGGTGGGGGCGCAGGCCAAGCCAACGGGGGCGGCTCAGGATCAGCGCCATCTGGCGGCTCCTCGTCTGTATCTGGCTCAGGTATCTCCACTGTAACCGCATCTGGTGGATCAGGCGGTGGCAACGGAAACATCAATAGATACGATAACGCACGACTTGGGGCCTCCTCAGCCTATGGCACAGGCGGCGCTATGGGTGGCCTAAACACTGCAGGTGGAAATGCAACTGGATATGGCGCAGGTGGCGGCGGGGGCGGCGGGGATGCACCCGGCACGTTTGATTCGTCGGGTAACGCAGGGTCTGGGGGTGGCGCAGGGCAGCGTCTCACAGGTTCCTTTACTGCTGTCTATGGAACAAATCTTACAATCTCTATTGGCAGCGGCGGCTCAGGCTCCACTGCAGGTAACTACTACGGTGGCAACGGTACAGGGGGGCGTATAAGTTTGTCGTGGGACGGTAATTCCCCAGTTTACACCAGTTCCACAACCAGACAGGTCAACTGACACATGCCTTTGTTACCAGTACGCCAACTAGGGAGCGCAGGTGTACTTACTGACCTCGATCCGTTTAACCTGCCGTTCAATGGCTTTACACGCGCCAAGAACGTCCGTTTTACCCAAGAGGGCAACGTGGAGCGCTCGCCCATCTTCCGCGACATCTCAGGCTCCCTCACGCTCGACGGCAACCCAGCGCACATCACAGGCGTCTTCGGTGGCTCTGCAGGCTACGACACGCTGACTGTCGTCACTGACCTGTACCACGTCTACACGTTCTCCAACGGCACCCTCACGTCCAATGTCGACTTTGGTGCCAGCGCCTCTGCAGTCCCCTTTACGACGACGACACTCGCAGACGTCCAGTACATCAACCGCCCTGACCGTGTGCCTGTCTTCCTAGCCCCCGGCGGCTCCACCTTCGCCAACCTGACGAACTGGGACGCCAACCACCGGTGCAACTCTCTGCGCAGCTACGGAGACTTTCTTGTCGCCCTTAATATGACCGAGGGGAGCACCGAGTTTCCCAACCGTGTGCGCTTCAGTGACATAGCGCTTGCCAACAGTGTCCCTTCTAGTTGGGACGCCACAGACGCCACAAAGAGCGCTGGGTTTAACGACTTGGTGCAGATGAATACACCTATCGTCGACGGCGAGACCCTAGGCACCAACTTTGTGATTTACTCCAGTGACCAAGTGTACAACATGGAGTTTGTAGGCGGCACCTTCATCTTTAACTTCAGAAAACTGTTTGATGATTGCGGGGTCATCAATCAGAATTGTGTCGTTGAAGTTGAAGGTCGCCACTACGTGTTCGACAACGACGACATCTACGTCCACGATGGCAACACCCGCCAATCCATAAGTGACCAGCGCGTCCGAGACTACATCTTCAGTGGCCTCGATAGCTCCAAGACCGAAGCCTGCTTTGTGCACCACAATGCTCTCCTCGAAGAGATCTACTTCTGCTACCACACCGGCGACGACATGGTCACCATGCCAGACGCCAGCCACTGCAACCGTGCAGCCGTGTACAACTATCGCGCAAACACATGGTCCTTTGTCGACCTTCCCAATGTCGTCTCTGGTACTACAGCCAACGTCAACACTGTAGCAACCTACGCCACCGCCACGACCACATACGCTTCCACCGGCGGCTCTTATCACGACCAAGAGAGCAACTATGCGCGACACAACGTGTTCTTCAGTAAGTCCCTGAGTGGCTCTCTGAGTAGCGACAAGCTGCTTGCCATGGATGGTGCTACCGTGGGTGCTATACAGGCCCCCATAGACACCTCAGCCACCCAGAGCATATTCCTAGAGCGTGTCGGCATAGACCTCGATCAGGAAGCCGGTAGTCCCCTGAGCGGCTACAAGGTCCTCAAAGCGTTTTACCCCCAGATCACCACCAGTGACTCTGACAGCGAAGTCACGTTCACCTTTGGATCTGCTGACTTACCTTCTGGCATCCCTTCATATGGCACTGCAGTGACCTATGATATGTCGACGGACCACAAAGTCGACACACGCGCCTCAGGTAGATACCTCAGCTACAAGCTCACAGACGACACGTCTAATAAGGACTTCAAGTTCTCTGGAATGGACGTCGATGTTGTCGTCACAGGACGTCGATAATAGACGCTTAAATGTAGGAACCCTCAAGATATGGCACTATCGGATAAAACCAACGTACTTGCGTACCCATACGCGAGACGCCCGATGCCATCCCTAGAAGATGACTTGAAGAGATACATCCAAGAAGAACTCCAGCAACTTGAGCGCTCTATCTCTACGCTTGTGAGCAGCAGTGTGCAGGTTGCAGATAACCCCCCAGACAGCCCACGCAAGGGCATGTTGCGCTTCAACGTGTCACCGTGGGACCCCCTTGGCGATGCCTCTGAGGGTCTTGTCGTTTACAACGGTACGGCGTGGGTGGATGTCTGAAGATGCTGGAGGGTTTCGTGTATGTGGTAGTGTTATGGATTGGTACCAACTACAGCATCATCGTGCATCCAGAGATGTTTCGGAGCTACGAAGACTGCAGGACATTCAGTCAGTTCAATGCGGATCTCTTGAACCGAACAAAACCAACCGACAGCGCAATGTTTGTGTCGAGGTGCATCTCTCTGAAGAAGCTCGAAACCTAATCACCAAAGCAAAACAAAAAAAAGAACAAGGATAGAAACCTATGTGGGGTCAAATAGTAAGCT